GAGGGCAAAGCGGACGACGGCTGGGGGCATAAGCCGACAGACGGATTCAAAGGGCTACTCAAGAGTATTGAAAGCAGGCTGAGCAAATGCAGCGTTGACTTTGGCGTGACGCTAGCCAAGCATCGTCACAATCAACCCATGTGGTGCGAAGACGGACCAGCGCGCGATTTGCTGCTGATGCAAAAACTGTGGGCTGCGCGCGGAGGGCAGATGCCTGCGCCGCGTGATTTGGTATTGCCTGAGCTTGCGGTCATTCAAAATGGCCAAGAGGCGCAAGCCTTTATGAGATTTATGGACGTCTTCGGCGGAGGCTCAACCGCCAGAGTGCCTTTGCCAAGTGGCGATGTGGTGCACGTCCAGCGCAAGTTGTTCCAAGTACGGGACGGCGACGATTGGAAAATTAGTGATCGTGGGCGAGACCGCTGGCTACTTTACCTGGCCCCACTCATAAAGACACCGCAGGAAATATGGCGACTAAAGCTCGCCATGAGCGAAGAACTTTACCTGCTTGGCAGGTTTCAACGCGGAAAGCAAGTCATTGAAACCATCGCAGTTTTCAAGCGCACAGGTGACGAAGTCGAATGGATTGAAGCCAAGACCATCTACGCAGCAGATGACAAAGATGCCGAGTATCTGAAAGACAAACGCGCATGGCTTATGAAGAAAAACGCGTGTATCAAGTATTTGGAAGTGTGACCGGGTTAATGGGTTCCCCCGGCCCCGCCTGCTTATTCGAATGTGTTTGACCCCCCACATAAAAAGCAAACGTTACCGCGCCATTATAAGAACCAAAACACCCTTTGAAAAGCGCACAATTTATCCGTCACCCGCTGACCGCATTCACACCGACAAAGCACCGCGCAGCCGCCACCATCGGCGGCCATGACCACAGCCGCCCAATCCATCGCCGTTACTTTTCGCGTGCAGCGCAGCCAAGCCGCTGCGGGCGCTGCTGCTGACGCACCCGTCAAATTCAACGGCATCGCTTACTCAGGCGGCATCATCCCCAGCTACGGCTGGCGCGGTGACTGCGCCATTGACCTGTCCACACTGCAAAACACAGACGGCGATGAACTCCCCGTGCTGGTCGATCACGACACCCGCATCGAAAGCCTGGCAGGCAAGGGGCGCATCCGCAAAAGCATCGACGCAGCAGGCATCACCACCCTGAGCATCGACGGCGAACTCACCCGCAGCACCGAGGCGGGCCAGCAAATCGCAGCCCTCATGGCCGAAGGCTACCCGCTGCAAATGAGCGTCGGCATGAACGCCAACGTGCGCGAAGTTACCGAGGTCGTTTCTCTCAACGGCCAAAAAATCAGCGTCAGAGCCATTTTTGAGCAACCCCTGATCCGCGAAGTCTCCTTCGTCGCCATCGGGGCCGACCCAGCAACACGCGCCGCACAGACGCTATCTGTGCAAAACCAAACCCCATCAACCACCGGCCCGAAAGGAAGCCCGACCGCCATGACACGCACCACAGAAGATCAGGCGCTCATCGACCAACTCCAGGCCGATGCCGCAGCCAAACAAACCCAAATCGACGCGCTGCAAGCCAGCATCAGCGCAGCAGCCACCGCCCGGCGCGCTGCCGACCTCGGCGCGCTCTTTGCCGAGCTGGGCAAAGACACCCCCACGGATGACGCTGCCAAGCCCTACATGGAAATGAGCGACGCCAGCTTTGCCGCTTTTTCCGCCGACCTGCGCGCCGCACGCGGCACCAGCCGAAAGATGGACAGCGCCTTGTTCAGCTCGCAGGCCGCAGGCAAGGCCGCAGCGCCCGACAAAAAGCCTGAAAACACCCTGCTGCAAGCCGTCGAGCGTCTGAGCGTCCAACGCCTGGCAACCGTCTAACCAAACCACAAGGATCAGATCACCATGACCACCATGTCTAAAACCCTCAGCGCCTTCGTCAAGTACGAAGCACCGCAAAACTACAGCCGCGAAGACGTCACCGTACTGTCTGGCCAAAACCTTGCTATCGGCACCGTTGTGGGTCGCCTCACCACCGGCGGCAAGATCAAAGCCTATGACAACGACGCCGCCGACGGCACGCAGACCGCCATCGGCGTCATCACTGCAGACGTCAACGCCAGCACTGGCGACACACCCGGCGTCATCATCGCCCGGCACGCCATCTTGGCCAAAGAGTCGCTGGTGTGGGGCGCAGCCGTCACCACCCAGGGCGAAAAAGACGCCGCATACGTCGAGCTTGAAGCCGCAGGCATGCTCTGCCGCACCACCGTTTAACCCACAGCAGGACGCCAAATCATGCAACTCAACGACTTCACCATCAGCGAACTCACCAGCGCCATCAACCGCTTCCCCGTGCAATGGGGCCGCGTCAGCCAGCTCGGCGTCTTTGCCGACCGTGGCGTGCGCACCCGCTCCATCACGCTCGAAGAGCGCAGCGGCACCCTGGCCTTGCTGCCCGCACACGAATGGGGCGGCGAAGGCACCACGGCCAGCGCCACCACGCGCAACACCTACAGCTTTGCAATCAAGCAAACAGTGCATGAGGATTTGGTCAGCGCCGCCGATGTGCAAGATGTGCGCGCCTTCGGCACCGAAGCCCTGGCCGACATGACCAGCGAGGTCGCCCTGCGCCTGCAACGCATGCGCGCTCGCCACGACATGACCCTGGAATACAAACGCATGGGCGCGCTCAAGGGCATTGTTTACAACGCAGACGGCACCAGCGTGCTTGCCAACATGTTCACCACCTTTGGCGTCAGCCAGACCACGGTGGACTTTGTGCTGGGCACCTCCACCACCGACATCCTGGCCAAGTGCGCCAACGTGCGCGACCAGATCGAGGACAACCTCAAAGGCGATGGCATGACCGGCATCCGCGTGCTGGTCAGCCCCACGTTCTATAGCAAGCTGATCAACCACGCCAAGGTCATCGACGCCTACAAATACCACAGCGAGTCCGCTGTGCGCCTGGGCACCGACCTGCGCGCGGGCTTTACCTTCGGCGGCATCACCTTCGAAGAGTACCGTGGTAGCGTCAACGGCACCTCACTCATCACCGCAGGTGACGGTCACGCCATCCCCATGGGCACGATGGACACCTTTGCCACTTACTACGCCCCGGCAGACTTCAACGAGGCGGCCAACACCATCGGCCTGCCCATCTACGTCAAGACCTGGGAAAAAGAAGGCGGTCGTGGCACCGTGCTGCATACGCAGTGCAACAGCCTGCCCTTGTGCCACCAGCCCGCCGTGCTGGTCAAAGTCAACAGCTCCAACTGATGATGCAAACCGCCCGCATCCTGCGCGGCTTTGCCACCACCGCAGGCCAGTGGTTAAACCCTGGTTTGCTGGTGCAAGCGCCTGCCAACACCTTGCGGGTGTGGGCCGATGCCGGGCTGGCCGAGCCGCTCACTGCTACGCAAAAAGTAGCCGTTGCGACGCCAGATGTAGCGGCTGCGCCCGTTGCGGCAAAACCCAAACGCAGCAAAACGGCGTAACCCGTCATGGCCATTCTCACCCGTGCCGAGCTTGACCTGCGCCTGGGCGCGGCCGATGTGGCGCGCCTGGCTGACCGTGACGCGGTAACGGGCGAAGACACCGGCGCGGTCGATGCGGCCCTGAACGATGCCGAGTACGAAGTGCTTGGCTACGTGCGCATGGTCACACCCGCGCCTGTGCCAGACCCAGCGCCAGACATCCTTAAGCGCATCGTCGCCTTCGTCGCCCGATACAACCTGTTTCGCCGCGACGTGCCAGACACACACCCGGCCTACATCGCTTACCGCGATGCCGTCAAAGAGTTGCAGGCCATCGCCAGCGGGCGCATCGCCCTGCCGTTTGGCAGCGACCAGGCCAACGCCGCCAGCGCCAGCGCAGGCACCGCCTACGCACCCGCGCGCCTGCTCACCGACAGCGCACTCGATGCCATGATGCCGGAGGCACGCGCATGAGCGCCCTGCACATTGAGGTCAGAGTTGACACCGCACAAGTGCAGGCCATGCTGACCCTGTTATCTAGGCGTATGGGCAACATGGCCCCCGTCATGCGGCAGGTCGGGGAAATCTTGCGCTCTGACGCATTAGACAACTTCAAAGGTCAGCACGCCCCGGACGGCACGCCGTGGAAGCCCCTGTCTGGCAACACGCTCCTTGGCCGTGCGCGCCGTCTGGCAGGAAAAGCAGGCCTGCGTAAAAAAGACGGCAGTCTGCGCGCCAAGTCTGTGCGCACCATGGCAGGCGCAAAAATTCTGATCGACACCGGCGTCCTGCGCAACAGCATCGGCGCCCCCGGCGCCGGCGGCATCAACACCGTCACGCCCACCAGCGTCACCATCGGCAGCCGCATCGCTTACGCCGCCATCCACCAGTTCGGCGGCAGAGCGGGGCGGGGCCGCAAGGTTCGCATCCCGGCGCGCCCATACATCGGCATGAGCCAGAGCGCCGAGCGCAGCATCATCGATCGCATCAATGCCTACATCGGGACGGTGCAGCGATGAACACCACCCCCATCATCGACCGGATCAAAGCGCAGGCCAGCGGCTTCAAATTCATCGGCGGTGCGCTCGACCTCAACGAGTCCACGCTGCTCGCCGTGCAATACCCCGCTGTGTTCGTGTTGCCCCTGGGCGAAGCCGCAAGCGACAACCTCAGTATCAGCGCCACCGTGCAAAACATGGAGCAATCCTGGGGCATCCTGATCGCCATCAAAAGCCTGCGCACCAGCGCCAGCAGCGACCAAAGCGCCGAACTGCAAACCCTGCGCGACAGCACCCGCGCCGCCCTGCTTGGCTGGGCACCCGACAGCGCCAGCACCAGCCTGCAATACGAGCGCGGAGAACTGCTCGGGATCGAGTCGGGTGTCGTGCTATGGCAAGACCTTTTCACCTCCGTTCGGCATTTGATCGCGTGACCGCATTCATGCCGATTTTTTAACCCACAGCAAGCAAACTGCCAACCACCCTCAGCAAAGGACTCCCATCATGGCTTACTACTTCCCCCAAGGCACCAAAGTGTTTTACTCAAACACCCTGGCCGCCGCCAAAACCATCTCTGCCGTCACCAACGCCAGCCCGGCGGTCGCCACCAGCACCGCCCACGGCTATGCTGACCTCGACCCCGTGTTGCTTGGCACACCCTGGGCTGACGCCGACAGCACCGTTTTTGAAGTCGATCAGCTCACCGCCGACACCTTCGGCCTGCTGGGCCTGAACGCCACCGACACCAACGTCTATCCGTCTGGCAGCGCCGTCGGCAGCACCGCAAAAAAGATCAGCACCTGGATCGAAGTGCCGCAAATCCTGACCATCACAGCCAACGGCGGCGGCGTCAAATACGGCACCATCAGCCCCATTGGCAGCCGCCAAGACACCAAGCAGCCCATCGGGTTTGATGCTGCAGGGCTTGACATCAAAATTGGTTACGACCCAAGCAACGCCGTCATCACCGGCATGCAGTCGCTCACCCGCGTGTTCGGCAAAGTGGCCGTCAAGCTGCTCATCCCTGGTGGCGGCCGCGTCTATGGCTACGGCAACATCGCCTGCGGCGAGTTCCCAGAAATCGGCAGCAAAGACAGCCCGATCCAACTCAGCGTTGGCATCGGCTTTGACGGTCGCGCCATCAGCTACGGCGCTTAGAGCACCAGTTATGCAGGGCAAGCGGGGCAACCCGCTGCGTGATCTTGCCCGAGTCACGCGCGCCTTTGCATATTCATCGGGCCTGTTTTCACATCGGGCACCAAACACACCATGGCTATCAAAATCACCGTTTCAAACACCGTTGCGTTCAACGTCAAGGGCACTATCAACGACGCGGCAGGCATCCCCCAGCCATTCAGCTTCAAGCTGGTTTGCGACCGCCTTGAGCAAGAGCAAATCACCAACAAGCTCAAAAGCGAAAGCGACGCCAGCCTGGTTGATTTTCTGGCGGACGTGGTGCAAGACTGGTCTGGCGTGCGCGACGACGACGACAAGCCCGTTCCCTACACCGACGCTGCACTGCGCCAGCTCTGCAAGATCAGCGGCGTGGGGGCGGTCGCCTTCCAGACCTACCTGGCCGAGGTGGGTGCCAAAGCAAAAAACTAGCCGCGCTGGCCTATGCCGTAGCGTCACAGCCCAATGACAGCGACACACCCAGCCAAAACCAGCCAACAGGCGCATGGGCCGCAGTCATTGCCCCGCTGGCCCTGGCTGACGCTGCGGCAGGGCCAGAGCCAGAAGTGGCCTACCTCTGGCCCTGCAACGTCAAGGCGTGGGGGCACTGGCAAGCCGTGCAAACCCAGTGGCGCTCTGGCATGGGCGGCCCCACTGGCCTTGACTACGCAGGCGTGCGCGCCTACCTGACCGAGGCGGGGCTTATGGGAAAACAGCGCAAAAACACATTCGCCGGTATCCAGGCCGCCGAAGCCGCCACCCTTCGCGCATGGGGCGAAAAGGCCGAAGCAGACCGCAACAACAAGGCGTAACCCATGGCAACCACACAAGTCGGCATTCGCTTATCGCTGGAGGGTGCACAAGCCGTCGCCGGACAAATCAGCCAGGTACAAGGTAGCTTTGACGGTATCAGCCGAAGCGCATCCGCCTTGCGTAGCACACTGGGTGGTCTGGCGGGCAGCTTCGCCGGCATCGTGAGCGTGCGCGAGTTTGTCCAGGCCGCCGATGCCGTAACCACCCTCAACAACACCCTGCGCTTGGCCACCGGCAGTGCCGCAGCTGCCAGCGCCGCTTACGGCAAGCTCTTTGACATCGCACAAGCTAGTCGGGTCAACTTTTCGGAGCTTGGCAACACTTACGCATCTATTGCGCGCGCAGGCGCTGATTTAGGCATCAGTCAGGACCGCCTGCTTAAAGTAACCCAGAGCATCGGTAACGCCATGACTATCAGTGGCGGCAGCGCCGAAAGCATGAAAGCCGCGCTGATCCAGCTTGGGCAAGGCCTTGCCAGTGGCGTGCTGCGCGGCGAAGAATTAAACAGCGTCATGGAGCAAACCCCCCGCCTGGCGCAAGCGCTGGCCGACGGCTTGGGCGTCAGCCGTGGCGAGCTGCGCGCCCTCGGTGCACAAGGCGCGCTAACCGCCGAGCAAGTTATTAAAGCCCTTGAAGTTGCCGGGCCGCAGCTCATGCAAGAGGTCACAGAAGCCACGCTCACCGTAGCGCAGGCCATGACACAAGTAGAAAACGCGGCGATCAAGCTGGCCGGACAATTTGACAAAGGTGGGTTCAGTGCCGCCCTGGCCAACGACGTCAGCACTGTCAGCGTCAAGCTGCGCGGAATGGCAGACGCCATGGAAACCGCGCGTCAATCCGGTGGCGGTTTGATTGAACAGTTTGCCAACGCAGCCGGGTTTACTGTCGGCACGTTAGCGGTTGGAACGCTCAACAGTGCTGCAAGCGGCTTAAACTGGACGATCAATGCCCTCACCGGCAACATGCTCGGGCTTAATGAAAACGTGCGCCTGCTGCCGCAAAGTCTCATGACCAGTGAGCAGCAGACCGCCGCGCTGGCAGTCGAGCTTAAAAATGCCGAAGGAAATCTTGCCGAACTTTCAAAGAGGCTTAAATCAGAGCCAAACAACGCCTACTTGATCGCAGCAGCTCATGACGCATGGCTGCTCACTAAAGAGCTTAGAGCAGCCAAAGAAGCCAAAGACGCACTAACAGGCGGCGGCGCTGGACGCGGAAGTGTTAACCCGCAAACAGTGGAAGAGCTCAACCGCGTTCAAGAAAAACAGGCAAAAGACCTGTCTGCGCTATGGTCAAGCCTAAGCACCGCGCCCGCAGGCTACATCAAAGCCATGCAAGAAATCGGCCGCTTGCACGCCTCTGGCACCTTGGTCGGAAAAGATTACACCGACGCCATTGACGCTGCCCACAAGCTGCTGCCAAAAGCAGCCGCATCAACCCAACAGCTCAGCGAAGCCCAAAAGCTGGTCAATGCTGGCATGGCCCTGTTCAACGACCTGATGGCCGAGGAATCTGGCTACAGCAAAACCTTCACCGAAGAAGTCACCAAACTGGCCGCAGCCTACCAAGCCACTGGCATGAGCGCAGAGCAGTACCGCGCCGCGCTCGATGCGCTGCTCACCAAGCAACCCGGTGCAGTCAAGCTCGCCAAAGATGCGGCAGAGGCGCACACCAAAGAGGCGAAAGCGCTTGACGCCGCCACCGTGGCCTATGGCAAGTACCTGGACGCCCAAGCAATGCGTGATGCCGACACCGATCAAATCGGCATTGACTACAAACGACAGACCGAGGCCATGCAAGAGTACGCCGCGCTTGAGGCCCGGCTGATGGGCCAAAGCGCCCAAGCCCGCGAAGA